GGGTCCCAAGTAAAGCTGATGCTTTCGAGTGGGTAATGTTTAAGATGTTAGATGCAACAGTAGGTTGTATCACAACAACTCAAAAGTTTAGAAATAACGACGCTATCATCGGTGAAGATGAAGACGTTATTTATGTAGGTATTTATAATGTAGAAGCAAATGTTTAATTTACTTTTATTATTCCTTTACATCGGTTGTGTTGGGTTTTTATGTATGCTATACTTTACACTTAAAAAAGAACCAAGTGAAGCTACACGTCAAGAATTTATCGACGTTAACGATATGCCTGACTGGAAGCCATTGAACCCAGTTGCAAAGCGTAGCAACCAAGTTTTAAAAAAGATGTACAAAGGAAGTTTAAAGAATGATTTAGTATGAAAAGTTTTCTAATAGTAAACCAAGTCAAGCAACGACTTGAGAGCAGCACTAAAATGAGAGACGATGATGCATTATTGATTGCCGATGTATGGCGTGAAGAACTTGCAGAACTTGGTGCAAAATCTGTCTACGATGTTTTAAACGCAATAGCTGGTCGAATGGTGACATCGCCTGAATCAATAAGAAGGTCACGTCAAAAAGTACAACAAGACAATGCAAATCTTCGTGGGAACGTTTACAACCAACGTCACGCAAAAGAAGAAGAAGTTTTAAAAGAATTAGGTTATACAAAATAAATAATATATATTTGTATTTGTTAAGTGGATTGTAGAAGAATCCGATACTTATAAGATATTTAACCCATTGGGTTTGTGTGTACTTCTACTACCACAAATCTGGTGGGTTTTTTTATGCAATGAAATTTAAAACAAAAACAACCGTAAAAAACAATTTTGTCGTAATTGATGTATTTCAAGACAACGAATTTTGGCACACTTATGATTTTCGTATTGACCAAATCGAACAATTTTTAAAACAAATATCCCAAAAACAATGGGGTACTGTTCAGAATTTACAAGAAATTAAAACATCTACAAGTTATGGCAATATTTAGAAAAATTCATACATCCTTTTGGAGTGATACATTTATTCAAGACTTGGATAATGAGCATAGATTATTTTATTTATACCTTTTGACAAATGAAAGGACTAAACAATGTGGTATTTACGAAATAAGTAAAAAACAAATGTCTTTTGATTTAGGATACAGTATAGATAGAATATCTAAACTTATTATATACTTTATAAAAATAGGTAAAATTTTATATTCTGAAGATACAAAAGAGATTGCATTAAAAAATTGGAACAAATATAATGGTTCTTCAAGTCCAAAAGTTGTAAGTTGCATTCAGTCAGAACTTAAGCAAATAAAAGATAGAGTATTGATAGAGTATGTAAATGGTATGTATACTGCATCGCAAGAAGAACAAGAACAAGAAGAAGAACAAGAACAAGAAAAAGAAGTATTTGATATTGATTTTTTTAATGAAGTTTGGAACTTGTACAATAAGAAATTAAATAAAGATGAAAGTCTATCAGCTTTCAAAAAAATAAAGTCAAGTGAATATGAGTTAATTAAAAACCATATTCCTAATTTTGTAAATCAATTTAAGGACAAACAATATCAACCGTACTTTTCAACATACTTAAATAAAAAAAGATGGCAAGATGAAGTTGAAACTAAACAACCAGTACAACCACGATTAGAAAGGAGAGCAAATTTAAATGATTAACTATTCAGAAGATAACATAATGGGTGCATTTATAATGTCCGATTATGCAAAGACAAAACTACCAAGCGTAAACCCTAAATGGTTTAACGATTTCAATTCAAGGGTTGTGACTATAATGCAACAACTTTACTACGATAGTAAACCAATTGCACTACACACTTTATTCCCATTTTTTAAAGAATATGCATTTCAGTTGACGGATTTTACAAGAAAGTTTGTCACAGATAAAACTTTAGATTATGATTTGTTATTACTTGAAGTAAATTACAAGAAAACAAAACTTGTTGAAGATATCGCTAAAGTCGATTTTAACGATGAATTAAACGACTTACAGAATAAATTGGATATATGTATTCAAGAAAGTAGAATAAGCGTTAAAAACCAAGTAAAACCAATGTCAAAAGTAATAGGAAATGTCTTAGACGAATTACAACAAAGAATAAATAGAGGGAATACACTTGAAGGTTTACCTACTGGATGGAAATATTTAGATAAATACATAGGTGGATGGTCAAAGGGTAATCTTGTTGTGATAGGTGCAAGACCAGGAATGGGAAAAACTGCACTTGGTTTAAACTTTTGTATTGAAGGATGTAAATTTGCAAAGTATTTATTTGTTTCGATTGAAATGAGTGATGAAGAACTGGCAAAAAGACAAATCAGTTATTTTTCTAACATAGAAAACTACAAAATTCGCAACGCTAATATGACATCCAAAGACATAGAAAATATATCCGAGATGTTATATCAAAACGAACACGATTTTGATGTGATAGATTCAAAAGATAATAACGTGTTTAGCATTATATCTGTGTGCAAATTATTGAAAGCCCGTAAAGGTTTAGATGTGGTTGTAATTGACTACTTGCAAAAGATGGATGCAAACGAAAAAGATACACGTAAAAATGTAGCTACCATTTCAACTGCGTTAAAAAACTTTGCACGTGAAACTGGTGTGACTGTCATTGCACTTGCCCAATTAAATAGAGACGGTAAAGAAGATAGACCACAACTAACGGATTTAAAAGAGTCAGGACAAATTGAACAAGATGCTGATGTCGTTTTATTCCCTTACAGACCATCCTACTATTTAGATGTAAAACCTGATGTCGAATTGGATTGTGAATTAATCATAGGCAAAAATAGACACGGACAATGTATTGACATTCCAATGTCATTTGAAGGTAAGTACACACGTTATAAAGAAATATTATGATAAGCGAAGTTAAAAATATGGATTGCATAGAATACATGAGCCAGTTTCCTGATAAGTATTTTGAATTGGCAATAGTTGACCCGCCCTATGGGATTGATGTAACTAATCAATCGCAAGGAAAAGGTGGAGGTGTTGCAAAAAAAATTCAATATAAAAAAACAAATTGGGACAAATCAGCACCAAATTATTTATATTTTAATCAGTTAATGAGAGTATCTAAAAATCAAATTATTTGGGGAGCTAATCATTTTATTAGTGAAATTCCGTTTAATTCATCTTGTTGGGTTGTTTGGGATAAGGACAATGGAGATACAGACTTTGCAGATTGTGAATTGGCTTATACATCATTTAAATCTGCAGTAAGAATTTTTAAATGGAAATGGTCAGGAATGCTTCAACAAGATATGAAAAACAAAGAAAACAGAATCCACCCCACCCAAAAACCCGTTGCATTATACCGTTGGTTGCTTAAAAACTATGCAAAACCAAATGAGAAAATACTTGATACTCATTTAGGCAGCGGAAGTTCACGTATTGCAGCAGATATGGAAGGATTTGATTTTTACGCTTGTGAACTTGAAAAAGATTATTTTAATGCAAGTTGCAAAAGATTTGAAGAATACAAACAACAATTAAAACTATTATGATAGATTATTATGTTTTATATCTCAAAGAACGTCGCCAAGTGCGATATTTGGAAAACAAAGTAGAAGTAAGCCAACGCAACTACCAAAAAGAAATACAACGCTTAAAAGAGATGATTATAAATCCAATCCACAAGATGAACAAGAACAAAGAACTAACAGAAATTTTGCAAAAGGTTTGTGATGCCAGTGGTATAATGCCTCACGACATAATTTCCAAGAATCGAAAGCGTGAAATAGTTATAGCACGTCAACTATTTTGTTATATCACAGTCAAATATTTTAACTATACTTTAAAGAACGTAGGTAATTTTTTAATTCGTGATCATAGCACCGTTATACATAGCGTGAATGCTTACACAGATTATTTACAAATGAAATACAAAAACGAAACGGCAATATATGAGGATGCAAAAAACCTTTTATCAATTGGTAATGCAAAAGGATAAATATCAGGAGGTTTATTGCCTAAATTCTGAAGAAGAAGTTGCTTACTATAAAAAAAAAGCAGAGAAAAATGGATATAAATTTGTAGAATTGAAAAAGATATGAACGTAATAAATTTTAGTGGTGGTCGTACAAGTGCATATATGACAAAGCGATTAATTGATGAGGGTGGCGAGTATTTAATAACATTTCAAAATACTGGCAAAGAAATGCAAGGAACATTAGATTTTATAAATGAATGCGATAAGCAATGGAATTTAAATATTGTTTGGTTGGAATATAGAAAACCAGCATCATTTGAAGTTGTGACCTATGAAACTGCATCACGCAATGGTAGACCATACAAAGAACTTTTAGAACAAAGACCATCGTCTATTCCTAATATGCAATTTAGATACTGCACACAAGAACTAAAAATAATGACTTTAAAACGATATTTAAAAAGTATTGGGATAACTGATTA